AAGCACGAGACTATAAGGGAGTAGGCAACCAGTATGTTGCAGAGAACAAACTTGTGGTTCACGAAGAGTAGGCGAGCACAGAATGTGGATGACTATGAGACTTGGATTGAAGGAGGAGTAATGCCAACGCTTAACGCATTTGATAATGGTGATGTGCGAACTACGGTCATCATCTTTCACCCCCACTACCACGACGGAGCTAGAGTACAAGGAGATACTATGAACACTCTTACATCACGTATGGGTACCGGTGGGAACAACGTGTCTTGCGTTGCTAGTGTCGTTACCACAACAGCAGATGTGGTTGGTTCGCTACAAGCAAGAGATTACAAGGGAGTAGGTAACCAGTACGTGGCAGAGAATAAGTTAGTAGTTTCATTTGATACACAGTTTGGATCTAACGCCACAACCTTTGAGGATATGTCTCCGACTCTTAAAGCTAGCCAGCAACCACCTTCGGTGACTGGTAGTTCAGTGCGCCGACTAACACCTATCGAGTGCGAAAGGTTGCAGGGTTTCCCTGATGACTGGACTGCTGGACAGTCTGACTCTGCTCGCTATAAACAAATGGGCAACGCAGTTGCAGTGCCTGTCGTAGAATGGATCATACAAGGTATCTGTGATACGATCTAAACCTTGCGGATAGGACGCCTTCTACCTAACCGCACCTAAGTAGCCTCACCGTAACACTCTCCGGTGGGGCTGCTTCTTTTATCCACCGTTACTGTAAAACCCTGGACCCTTGAAGGTGATAGCGGGAGAGGACCAGCAGCGAGACATCATCTGGTGGCAGTCGGTACACATAGGCTCTTCAATAGCAGCGTGAATAGACTGTTCAATATCTCTGGTGCTACCGCAGTCGCACTTGAAAGAATAGATCATAACTTTACTCCTTCATTTATATCCAAGTAACCTACTAACTTGTAAATCTTATCCTTGTTCTCGAACTCCGTAGACACTGGCATTACTTGTGTATACCATTGTGGTTCTGGTATATCCATAAGGTCAAAGGCATAGATGCCAAGCGGAGTAGAGTTGATGTAAAAGGGGATAAGATCACGCTCTGCTGCTTGGGTAATCAACTTGCGATACTTCATCTCTTCGATAAGCAAGGTTTCATAGTGAGTCTGTCTGCATTTAAGTTCGATGTAGTGTCCAGCTTTAGCGCTGGTGCAGTCGTAAGAGTCATAGATACCGGGTGACTTAACTAAGTCTGGGTAAAGGCTCTGTTGAAGGTAGTTAAATAACTCTTCTTCCTTCATCGGTACGGTGTCTCTCCGCCTAGTTTATCCTGCAACCTACGAAGGGAGTTGGTACATCTGCGATCAGCAGTAGAGACAGCACACTCTAGAAACTCTGCTATCTGTTGCAGCGTAGCGTTATCGTGGTGACGCATACGTAGTGCGATTTGATCCTTCTGATCTAATTCAAGAAAGGCTTTCTTAATATCTATAAGGCTAGCAAGCAGGTTGCCACCTTCTGCTGGACTTGATGAGCCGCGTGGTTGACCGTCTCTAATCATCTCTTGTGCTTGCTCTAGTACTGTTCCGTCTATGACGGAGGCAATAACGAAAGGCAGTAGCTGACCGAGCATAAGTGTTTCATAGTATGCCTCGTCCATTAACTGATAGCCAGACTTGTTAGCCTTCTCCTTGCGAACGTAGCGTTCTGCTGCTCGCCTCATCTGGTAGGCAATACGCTTCTCGTTATGCTCTAACTCTTTAGGATCTTCGACGCTCATCTGCTCAGTTATGTAATCGTTGCGGGTGATAGCCCAAGCGATACACTCCTGAGCAATATCATCTTTCTCCACCCAATTCTTATAGCGCCGGTGAATTGCATAAGCAACTGACGGCGCTAAGTCATAGACGATAGGGTGCAGATTACTCACAGTCTCGCGTCTCTACTTCAGGCCAGACATTATCTAAGACCATCATCGCAATAGCAGAGTAGTTGAGTAGATCAAGGTATGAGTCACGCAAGGACTCGTTGCTAGGCTTAACGCCAGAGTCGAGCAGGTTGTTGATACGAGCTATCTTATCCCACATACGTACACGCAAACCATTAAGTGGTCCACCTGGTGAGTGAGCAATATTCTTTGGGCCGTAGTCGTGGTGCTTACGAATGAGTAAGTTACCTGCTGAATCCATAATACGCCAGACATCTGCAACAAAGGCTTCGTCTACCTTGTCGGTATAGGGCGCAAGAGAAGTGTCTCTGTCTCCATATTTATCTCTAGGATCTGAAAGCCCATATGCTGCAAAGTTTGTATCATCTGTTGCCATTCTTCTTTACTCATCCTTTCAGTTCGCCTATTAGCAGAGTTCTGGTGGCCTCTGCCCCGTATGCTAAGTAGTAATCGTTTATATCCATACCCGCAGGTAGTGTAACAATTTGTGAGTTAACTATCTCGTTAGCGACACGCTTAGCAAAGTCAGCACCGGGGTTAGATCCATCTTCTTTAATATCGTTATCGCCTACCACGTAGACCGTTTCATAACCTGTAAACAACTTAGGAAAGTGTGGCTTCCAAGACTGCACGCCCGGTACTCCGACTGCTGGAATACCCACCATTCCGCTAGTAATCACAGCATCTAACTCACCTTCGCAGACAACTATGTATGGCGATAGCGGCAGCACATCTGCCACGTTGTACAAGTGTGCCTTCTGCCCAGTAGGTGAGCCATACTTAGGTTTACCATCGTCAATGCGACGGAACTTGAAGCCTACGCAACCGCCATTAGCGGTGATGTAAGGGATAGATATCCAACCTTCATACATCTCGTGACCGTTGATCGGTTCAGTAACTGTGCCAAGTTGGAACTTAGCTGCTACAAGTTCAGATATTCCACGTTCGTTTAGAGCGACTAGCGCCTCTGGACTTACCTCTTGAGCGTATCTCTGCGCCGCTTCTAGTAGCAATTTCGACTGCGCGTTTGAGGCCATCCTTAAACTCCAAGTTCTCTATGATGCAGACAATACTGACTGCGTTACCACCTCTGCCGCAGGTATGGCAGAAGTACAAATTGTTATAAGTATTTATTACAGCAGACCTGCGTGTATCACTATGCAAGCAACACTTAACTGATACATCCTGACCTTCTCTGACCTCCCCACCGAAGTAGGAAACGATTGGACCTATGGGGATTGAATTTGCATCAGCGGAGTTCTTACTCCCGCGACCTTTACCCAACCTTGTCCAGTCTTGTGCTGGCATACACACCCCTTATAGTCGCACTTCTCGTGCCAGTGTGCAGCACGCTTTAGATGTCCCACACTATTCTCTTCGCCTGCCCTAATGCAGTATGTACAAATCATTATTCTACCTTCTCAAAGTTATCTAATAAATCCCGATATGAAAGAGTAGCAATAGGTCTACTTGGTGTATCCCAGTTCTCATTCTCCTTGAAGATAGCAACCTTTATCGTATCGTCTCTGAAGCAGTCAGCGATGCTGTATGTTGCGCCTGTAATCCTACTACGCCACTTCACGCTTGATCTTCTTCCTCATCTGGTGCAAGTTCTACTACTTCTTCATCGGTGCTTAGTATCTCTGATGTGGTGATTTCACCTTCTGGTACTGGCATTTTCTTCTCCTTTATCCATTGTGTTAGATCTTGAATTACCCACGCTTGTTCTATGGGAGCGTTGCGACGCTTAACTATGACATAAGACAACGGAACTTCCCCAAGATCCCTAGCCTTAGCATAGTTAAACGCCTCAACTTGTGCTTCTTTCCAGAACTGAGGCAGGGTGAGCGTCTGCCGGTTCTTTAATTCAAGGATGTAAGTTTCCCCTGCGATAACAGTTACGATGTCGCCCTCATCCTTTGCTCCAGCTTTAGTCAGACGCTCTGCTATGGCACCCATTTTGCGGAGCCATCTCATTACATCTGTCTCAAACTGAGAACCCTTAGTCTTGTTGTACTGACTCATCTACCAGTACAACCTTGTTGGTTTTGTAAACCATTTGTCCTTCTTCATCCTTGACTATCTCTACGATGCCGGACTGGATCATCGCGTTGAAGAAGTTAGCCAAGTCAACTTTAAGTATTGCTACTTCTCTTTCAACATCACTCATTTAATTCCCTATCTATTGTTGGACTATGTAATCGCCCTGGTATCCGTTTACTACATCATTTCTTAGCATAACACCCCACGCATTTTTATCAGATATCTGACAGGCTGCGTAGTTTACGAACAGCGTTACGAAGTCACTAGCGTCTGCAAAGTGTGGACCGAAACGGTTCTTCACAGCAGCCACCTTTAGTTCACCGTTCGATGGGTCATAGCCAAGCGTTAGGATTAACGCCGGCAACTGACTCACCTTACCGTGAATAGCACGTCTGGCAGGTGGTTTAGATGGTGATCCATACTCACTCTGCTCAGATACGTGGTGCAGTACAAGTACACAGGCTTCGGTCTTACGTGCCATATCGTGGAGTTCCATCATTATCGCACGTAAGCCAGCCCACTCATTGTCAGTCTCTGCTGCCACGTTCATTAAGTTATCTATAACTATTAGTTCGGGAGCCTCACCATATAACTCCACGTATGCTCTGATCTCTAACTCGATATCGTCTAGTGATGGTGACGAATCAAAGACCCATTTAATATGATCTAGTTTTCCAAAGTGTTTATCGTAGTAGTGCTTATCCTTAGATAAGTTTGCTTCTACTGATACCTGTGAATGACCAGATGCAGCAGATGCTGCTCTCATCATTACAGTTGTGGTGTCTGTATCTGCCGAGAAGAAAAGCGTTGACACGTTTGCTTTCATCGCATAGATAAGAGCAAACATAGACTTACCAGCGTTAGGTGCTGCAGCTACCATACAGACTTGTCCTCGACGGAATTTAATCTGCTTTG